ATCGGCTGCTGCGCCGCGCGGCCCCGTGCCCAGCAGTCCGCTGCCGGAAGTCGATTTCGGGTTGTTCGGGTTATAGTCAAAGCAGTCCTCCGACTCGTGCCCCACCGCCTTCGGCCGGAACTTAATCTGCTGCTGGCGGCAGAAATGGTAGATGGGCTCGAACGCGTTCTTGAATCGATTTCCCCAGCCGCCCGGTACGCCGTTGTCGGTCTTGCGCCAACAGAACTCGTCGACGAAGCGCCAGCCCCATTGCCGCCGGTGCGCCAGCACCAGATCCATCACGTACAAATTCCGCTCGCCCTCATCGGCGTGCGCCTTGATGTTCAGGAAGTAGGAACCGTCCTGCGCCAGCACCGCTTCGACCCCGCTGGCCACTGCGCGGAACCACTCCACATACTCCTCTGGCGGCACGGGCTTGAAGCCGCTGGATGGGTCATACTCACGCTGCGTAGCGTACGGCGGCGACGTAATCACTACGTTCGCCTTCTGCCCGTCGAACAACCGCGCGCGCGTCCCATAATCGCGGCAGTCCCCGCAAATCAGCCGGTGCCTTCTGATCAACCAGACGTCTCCGGCCCGCGTTACCGGGTTGGCCGGCGCTTCGGGGACCTCTTCTTCCGCCGCAGCAGGAGACTCTCCCGCAGGTTCGGCATCGGCCAGGAGCTTGGCCAGTTCCTCCTCGGAGAAGCCCAGCAGATCGAGTCGCCAATCGGCGGCTTGCAGTTCCCCGAGTTCCGCCGCCAGCGTCTCTTCGTCCCACCCGGCGTTCTCACTGATCCGGTTGTCCGCGAGGATGTACGCACGCTTCTGCGTCTCGCTGAGATGATCGAGCACGACCACCGGCACGTGCTCCAGCCGCAACTTCCGCGCGGCCAACAGCCTGCCGTGGCCGGCGATGATCCCGGCGTTGGTGTCCACCAGGACCGGATTGTTGAACCCGAACTCCACGATGCTCGCCGCAATCTGGGCAATCTGATCGTCGGAATGCGTCCGTGCATTCCTGGCGTATGGCACCAGCCGCTCGACGGGCCACAGTTCGATTTGCCGCGCCATGGCGGGCGGGACACGCGCGTCAGCCACCAATGCTGTCCACCATCTGAATTCGGCGGCCAATCCACTGCATCACCGGCACCGCCATCGAGTTTCCAATCGCCCGGTACCGGGGGCCGTCGGCGGCGGGCTTCCCGCGATATGGGATCAACGTGTAATCGTCCGGCATCCCCTGCAACCGCTCGCACTCACGCGGGGTTAATCGCCTGACCGCCAGTTGCCCGCCGACCGCGAGCAGTGGAGCGCCGTCGCCCCGTCCAGTACCGCCCGACTGAGCTTTGAGCGGCGGCACAACTCCGGATGGACCGCCCCTGCCGTTGCGCGCCACGCGACTCTCGAAACACACCGCAACCTGGCCGCCCGCGTTCGCATGGCTGCGGTCGTGCGGCATTGCGCGGAGCGTCGGCGCGAGTGGACCAGCGTCAGATCCGTGGTCCTTCGCGGAGAACGCCGTCACCAGTGTCTCCGTCTCATAATCGATCCGGTGCATGCCGCCCCCATTCAGACAGTGCGAGATATTGCCCGTCGAAGCGACCAGATGCTCGTGCGATTCCTGCTTGCGTGCCCGGAGCGTGCCCGCTCCTTCGTGCCAGTAGCCATCGCCTGTGGTGTGGTGCACCGCGACTACCGGATCCTGCCCTCGCGAATCGCCGTTTCGTTCGACTCCCCGCCCACTTCGTGTAAGGCTTGGCGCAAGATCGTGGGTAATTCCTTCCCCCGTCTGGCGGCGCGCCGGAGTATGCCGGCACAGGCCTTCGCGCTCAAGAAGTACCGCTGCGGAACGCCGCCAGTCTCCAAGATGTCCGACAACGAAGACGCGACGGCGCCGCTGGGGCACTCCAAAGAACTGAGCGTCCAGCACTCGCCAGACGCAACCATACCCGAGTTCCGCCAGTGCCCCGACGATGGAGCCGAAGTCCCGGCCGCCGTTCGAGGACAGAACACCGGGGACGTTTTCCCAGACGATCCAGCGAGGCCGCAGTCGGCCAGCAAGTCGGCAAAACTCGATGGCCAGGTTGCCACGCGCATCCTCCAGGCCGCGACGTCTTCCGGCGAGGGAGAAGGACTGGCAGGGAGTTCCTCCGGCCAGAACGTCGATTTGAACGCGCCCTCCATCGATTGCTGTGAAGTCGCCAAGGTTCTCAACGCCCGGATACCGATGCGACAGCAGCGCGGAGCAAAAAGGATCGATCTCGGCAAACCATGCCGGCCGGAAGCCCAGCGGCTCCCAGGCCACGGTCACAGCCTCAATGCCCGAACACACGCTACCGTAAGTCAAAGAAATCCAAGCTCGCGTGTTGCCAGGTGGCTCCGGGGAGGGGTGACAACCTGAAGTGACAACCTACTTAAACCCATGTGACTAGGCAAACTGCGCAACATTTCAAGCCGCGGCCGCCGCTGCAGGATCAGGTCCCTGAATTGCTGCGGGCTACCTCGACATGCCGTTTACGAATGCGCGCCGCGATGGTCAGTGCCGTTTGCTGCGCTACCGTCGCCCCTACGCTGCGGCACCGCTCGGCTTCGTCCTCCGCGATCTCCAGGCAGACGGTCTTTGCCGCTCCAATCGCCTGGTCGCGCGTCTCGGTGAGTGCTACCCGCAGGATCTCGGTCAGGCTCTCGGAGTGGTCCTTGGCGGGTAGGTCAAGCGTTCTGCAAACGCGCTCCGCCAGTATCTCCGGGGTGATCACGCTTGGCATGGCTTCCGTCCTTTCATTGGCTCACCGTTCTCCTTCGTCATTCGTCGCCCGTTGCGGTTGCGGAGCACAGCCGTCGCGTTCCGCACCTCGCGCCCGAACGGCCATCCGGACCATGCCGGGATGAGTCCCCGCTCCTTCGCAACGTGCCGGCCTCCGATGGACCTCTTTGTCATGACTCCTGTCCTTCCGCCACGAGGTCGTCCACGTCACCCGTAGCACCGCAGGCACGACACTGAAACCTCTCACCGGTATCGCGATAGCCCGTCTGCTGGCAGACCCCGAAGTCGTACTCGTGGACGGCGACGGCGTCGCTCAGGCATTCGGGGCAGCGCATGCGTGTTCAAACTGACTGCGGAATTTGCGCAGTCGTTTTGGTCACCGGCGTCAGAGCCCCTGCGTTGCCAGGAACGTGTGCCTGCTGGCGCCCTTCCGTCTGCCGATTCCCATGAGTACAGCAGGCCGGATCATGGGCAGGTTCGCCAACTCAGCGATCTGCGCCATGCCGGTGTTCGCCGCCCGGTCATACGACCAGCGCGTGTGGTCCACAGACTTCTGCGCAGAAGCGTTCCGGTGGTCCGACTGGATGAATCGTATGGAAACTCCGGCCTGCACCCACTCCGCCCGCCCTTGGGCTACAAAGCGTTTGGCGCGATTCTTCGACGTGAATTCACTTCCGGACACCGGGTTTTCGATTCGGATGTTTTTGCGCATAGTTCTCGCGTAATGCCCAGGTGGGATTGCGGGTATGCCCGCAGAGAGATGATGCAGAAGCGAGGAGGGAGCTTTCGAAGGTTGCGCTTGGCGCTCGCCTGTCGAACCGAACCGCCCGTTCGAATACTATATACGCTCACATGGTGCAATCTGTCCGGCCAGCGAATGGAATATTGTCCAGGATTTCTCGGGTCTCGCCAACGCCGTGAACAACAGCAACCACGGCACCCGCTCGCCGCCACTCTTCGAGCCGCTTCAGTTGCAGCGGCGTCGGCTTCTCGCCTGGGCGCTTCACCTCGAGTTGAACGCTGCGGCCGCGAATACAGGCGTCGATGTCGGGATCGCCGGCCACGCCCATGCCGCCGCCCCACCGCTTTCGCGCCAGGCAGCCGGGCAGGCCATTCAGGTAGGCCAAGATCGCTTTCACAATTGCGCCTTCGCTCGTCATGCCGTCTTTCTCCCGAACTGTAACTTCTGTGGCTTCTGCGGCTCGCTCTGCCGAACGTCCGGCTCTGGATCTTCCTTCGATCCGTCCCAGACGCGTCGGCGTAGCTTCCACTCGTCCCACGTCATCCAGCGCAAGCCTTCATCGTTGAACACCAGCGGCATCGGGTCCATGTGAAGCACCTTCATCGCCCAGCGAATTTCATCCAGATCCGCGCCGAGGGGATAGGCGACGGCAAGATGGCCCAAAGGCAAGCGGATGCAGCGCATGCCTGGACGGTTCATCACGGCTTGCGCTTTTCGCACGTCCGTCAACTCTTGTTTGTGCTCGCGGACGAGAGCCTTCAGTTCTTCCGGCGCGCCTTTGTCCATGCGCAATTTGCCGTCGACGTCCAGCCAAACTGAGACGCTCGCTTCCATGAGCCGGTCCAGGACAGCTTCAATATCCACAGCCAACCTCCCCATGACGGATCAATGCCGGATGACGGGTTATGACGGGTTTTCGCATTTAGCTCTCAGGTGTGTGTGTGCGCGCGCGCCATGTGTGCAAAATGGGAAAATCCGTCATAACCCGGCATCCGTCATATGCGTTTACTGAATCTAAAGGGCTTAATCGACAGGGCATGACGGGTTGTGCTCAAACCTCCTCACCGTCATCGTCGCGATCAAAGCGCGATTGCCTCGGCGTCGTTTGCGCCGCCTTCGGCGAATCGTAGTGGTCTTCGGTGCGCAGACCGAGTCCGGAATAGAGCGCACCCTTCATGGTTTTTGACTTGGCGAAGCCCCGTTCGCTCATCAGGGACGCGAAGGTCTTGTGGCTGGTAGCCGTCTCCCCATGCTCCTCGGCCCAGGTCTTGTATTCCCGGTACAGTGCCAACGAAAGCACCCGCGCATTGCCGACGCGAACGCATTTCTCTTCCAGGAACATCGAGAACGTATCCTGTTCCGACTCGTACTCCCGCGTGGCGTTGATGACCTCGTCCGGCACGCCCAACCCGTCGCGCTGCCATTCCAGGCACCCTTCGATGGCCCAGTTCAAGATTCCCGGCAGTTCCGACTGGAACATTGCCATGACCTCGTGGCGCTTCTTCTGGCGATCCTTTGGGATGGTGTAGTCGAAGGGGACGAGCTTCAGCCGCCGCCAGATGGCCGCGTCGCCGCGAATGGTGGGCTTGTGGTTCGTCGCGAACCAGATCTTGAACGTCGGCATGAACTCGAAAAACTCGCCGTGCAGGAAACGCGCCGCCATTCGGTCGCCGCCCGTCATTTCCTTGATCAGGGATTCGGCGAGCCGCACTCCGCGGTCGTTCTCGGCGGCCCAAACAAACCGCGCGCCGCGGAGACGGGCAATGTCATTCGGGATGCTCCCTTCACGCTTTTTGAGGAACGTCTCTACCGGCGTTCGCCGGGCGTAGTTCCCGAGGAGCATTTCGATGACTTCCACCATGGTGGATTTGCCGTTATCGCCACCAGGCCCGTAGAGGATGAACATGGCCTTGTCGCTGGTGATTCCAGTCAAACTCGAACCCAGCGCGCGCTTCAGAAAATCGACCAGGCTCTGCCGGCCGAGCATGATCATGTCCAGAAAGGCCAACCAGTTCGGGCATTGCGCCGCAGGGTCGTAGACAACGGGCGCAAGTTTGGTCATCATGTCCTTCTGGTCGTGGGACCGCAGTTGGCCGGTCCGCAGATCGAGGGTGCCGTTCTTGACGGCGCACAGCCACTGGTCGTTGTCGAAATCATCAGGATGCCGCGCCACCGTGCGATCCGATTTCGCCAGCGTGACCATGGCGTGAATAGACCGGTGCGATTCCGACTTGATCAGGTGGCTTAGGAACGCTTTCCTTTCGTCTTCGTCCTTGATCTTCTTGGCGACCGCATACAGGCTGCGAATCAGGTCGGCGGCGCGGGCCATAACCTCGAGCCGTTCGTCCTCGGCCCATCGCATGGAATCCCACAGGAACCAACGGCCCCATGCCTCGCAGTAGAGAACCGCCCCGCGATACCGGGCCACGAAGCGGCGGGCATTTCCCAGGTCGGTGTACTTTTCGATCTTCGTCGCTGCGGCTTCGGCGGGCTTTGGCGGTTCGGGTGGCGGCGGATCATCGCCTGACGGGGCTTCGGGTTCCGGTTCGGGCCCGGCTTCGCCTCCTTCGATCCTGCCGATCGCGATGGGCGAGTTCACGTTTCCGCGAAAGAGACAATCGGCGCAGAATCGGACGCCGTTGAGGTCCGACTCCACGTAGGCGCAAGTCACCGGCGCCACCTTGTCGCCAGAAGCCTGTTTCAGTTTTTGCTGCGTTTCCCGGCGGGAGTACTTCGGGTAGGTCTTGCTCAGGTCATGTGCCCAGCGCTCGGCGTCCTCGCACCTGGCCACCACCGTCAACATCCGATACCACTCGGGCTCGGTTAGGCCGGCAGCGTCGCTGCGGCAATGGCGCATCCAGACACAGCCATCGAGGATCGGAGGCAACCTGGCCGGTGGCAGATCCAAAGGTGGCGGTGTCTCCCGGCTTCCTTCACCCGGATCCTCGATGCCGGCAAGAAGGTCTTCGAAGTCATCGAGGTTGTAGGCGGGATCAGCGTATTCGGCGGTGACCATCCGGATATCGCCATCTACCTTGTGATTGAAAGTGCCCGGCACGCGCAACACACGGCAGAGATCGGCGGTGGAATCCATCGTCCAACCCCGCACGTTGGCGCGCAGCCTGAGGTTCAACTGGAAGCGCGTCGAGAGCGATTTCAGCCGCTTTCGTTCGTCGGCACTCTCAATCTGGTAGGGTTCGCGGAACAGCCAGTAGGGCTGGAGACCGAACCCGCTTTGCACTACGAGGCTCGGCTTCAGGCCCGCTAAATCGATGAGACTTCGAGCATCCTGCTCGGTTGGCGGTAGTGTTTCGGCCTTGTGCGCGGCACCCGCGATATCAACGTCAGCCCAGAAGCCGGGCAGAACGGACACGCCAGGCTCCGCTCCCCGGCTGGTGTTGGCTGGCCTGTCGTGCTGGAGGCCCACGGCGGCGTACACGTCGAAGGTGGAGGCCCGCGCGGCGCAGTACTCAACCGCCTGGTCGAGCGCGCCCTCCTCGCCCAAATTGAACGCTCGGGTCGCTTTGTCCTGGCGCGTCCATAGAATCAGCCAGCCCGCCGGCTCGGGGCCATGGACGCGCCCCAGGAACTGCCAGATTGCCTGGCGGTCGGCCTCCATCCGCTACACGACCTCACCCTCGACCGTCTCGGCTACATCCTTGGCCACCGGCACGGCGGGCGCGGCCTTCAGGAACGGGTCGATCATGGCGGCGTAGTCCTTGGCCCGCTTGGTCTGCTCGGGCGTCAGGCGGCCGCCGGAGGTGAGTGCCGCTTTCGCATAGACGATGCCCTGAGCGTTCTTGGTCTTCTCCAACCCGATCTTGGTGATCACGCTGTAGCAGGGCACTCCCTTCGATGCCAGGCGCAGGAAATACTGCCGCGCCGGCTTCAGCGAGCTGGGCGGCAGGTGCACGATCTCCGGCAGCAGGTTGTCCTCGCGGACCAAGAACAACTGGCGCACCAGCTTGCAGGCCTGGCCCTCGCCTTTCGAGCCGCTGCCAAACTCCGCATTCGGGCACTTATGGCAGTTGCCGCCAGGCTCGCCTTCCCCCGTGCGCGCGTCAAGCGAGTAGCAGTCCGGAGGCATGTTGCCGTCGGACTCTTCCATCGGCACGCTCCAGTAGGCCCGGGTGTCGCGCCAGGCGATGATGATCCCGGACAACTCCTTCAGCATCTCTTCGCCGTCGAGCCCCTGGATGGTCCAGGCGGTCCCGCCGCCCGCGGGGATCTTGATGCGTTCGAGGTCGGTAGCGGTGAGGCCGCCGTCTCCGACGTTGACGTTCATGGCTTCGCGAATTTCGGCAATCTCCGTTTGGAAAATCACGAAGGGGCTGATCGCGGCTTCTTTCTTCGCAGCTTCTTTCTTTACGAGTTCTTTAGTGGCCATTCAGCTTCTCCTGGTTCTGAGTTTGAAAACTTCGCTAACATCGAGGACCGAGGCGAGCGCAGGCGACAACGGCTTGCCCTCTCGGTCCAGTTCCCGCACATAAGCACTGAGCGAGTTGGTGTTGAAGGTCTCTTCCACGTAGTCGCCGAGGCGGCAACGCTTCAGAGCCTTGCAGACAGCGGGTTTGTCGCCGTCCTTGGCCTTGGCCCACAGCTTGCGTTCGACGTACACGGTGCGCCCGTCGATGGCGATGCGCTCGGTGCCGCTCTGCTCGAATTGCGGCAGCAGCCGACCTTCGAGTTCCGCAGCTTCGGCCTTGATGGTGTCGACCTCAGCTTCGAGTTGCCGTCGCTGCTCTTCGAGGGCGACAAAGCGTTTCAATTCATCTGTGTTCAAGCGAGCCTCCTGATTCGGGTAATTTGATTGCGTAATCTTTCACCACCGCGCCGTGCTCCGGCGCACCTCGGGCATGCATGTCCCACCAGAAGAGGCCTTGGTGTTTGCCGAACAGCCCGGCGGAACTGCGGTAATCCTTGAAATGTCCCCGGCAGAGATGGAGCGCTTTCGGCTCTCCAGCCCCCTCCGAAACGCCAGCGCCCTTACGCCTGGCCATCAAGGGCGTTATCGTGAGGGTTTTGTAAGACACCAGGGGGCGGCCGTGGCGCCGCACGTAAGCCTTGTTGAGTTTTGGCGGCGGACAGTGGTCGGCGGTGCTGGTGTTTTTGCAGTGCAGAAGGGACGTAGCCAGAAACAGGGGATTGACAAGCTGCCCGAGCCTCGCCATCGCCATGCAGATCTCGTCGGTCATGACATTGGGAATATCGGAACGCAGGTGCCAAAGGCTCATGTGAGGTTGCGCTAGCAGCGTGCCATCTGCCGCCAACGCAAGCACGGCCTTGTAAGAGATCCAATAGACATCTCGATCAAGAGCGTTGGAGGTAAAGAGGCTCACGAATTGCAGCCACTGGCATTGGGACTGCTGCACGCCATCGGGGCCGTACCGCTGCTCCCAATCCGGCTGGGAGACAAGCGACGGGGAACAGGTAATGACAAGCGCGCCGACGTTGGTAAGCCGTCGCTCCTCTCCCCGGTCCGTCTCATCGAACAGGGGGTCATACATGTGCGGCTGGAGCCGGTATTCGAAGAATGCGCGCGGGTAGGGCTGAGCAAGATTCGGGAAAGCCTGCGGACCATCGCAGCCACCCGCCCGGACGTGATTTACGAAGTAGTACTCCGCGATATTGTCGATCGAGAAGACGACGCTGGAAGCGAGATCCTTGCGGATCACCATATGCGCTTGCCCTGCTGTGCCGCCGTCGTCGAAGCAATCCCGAGGGAGTCCGGCAGAGATAACCCGCCATTTGTCTGCGGCCAGCAACCGGTCAATGAGCCGGGGCATCTACTGGCCTCCCTCCATCTGCTGCAGAACGCTGTTGACGACATCAGCCCGGCGCGCCAGCGCGACCATCACCTGCTCGTCCACCGTGTCCTGCGCGATGAGATGGATGTACTCGACGGGCCGCGTCTGTCCGGGCCGGTGAATGCGCGCCAGGCTCTGCTCGTAGGAACCGAGCGAAAAGCCCAGCGAGTAGTAGACCGAGTAGCGGGCCCGCGTGAGATCGACACCGACACCCCCGGAATCGATCTGTACCGCCAGCACCGGGGCCTCGCCAGCCTGCCACTGCTTCAGTTCGTCCATGCGGCCGGATAGTTCGAGTGAGCGCCGGCCCGTCTCGTCCGCAACGCGATTCACCGCCTCGAGGTCTTTGTGGAAGCGGCAGAAGACGATCACGGGTTCGTGCGGATCGATGTCCTCCAGCACGTCGCGCAGGAGGTTCATTTTCGCGGAGTCGATCTGCACATCCAGACCGTCGTCGGTGCGAATGTACCCGCCGGTGATCTGCTGCAGTCGGAGCAACTTCACCAAGGCGTTCGCCACCGTGACTTCGCCGGCATCGAGCTCCGCCATCAGGTTCCGTTGGAGCGAGCGGTAGGCGCGGCGCGCTTCGGCTCCGAGTTGGCACGTCAAGGTCACGTGCATCTCAGGCGGCAGGTCGAGGACGTCCTTCCCACATGCGAAGGAGACGGAGTAGAACTTCCGATTCAATTCATCGAGATTGTCGTAGGCTACGACCTGGTGATTCTGAAAACCGCCCATCACGGCGAAGTGCTGCCGGAAGCGGTTGTACGACCAACCGAAGATAGTGGCGTCGATGAAACGGAAGTAGCCGTACACGTCGAGGGGCGAATGGGGCATCGGTGTGCCGGACAACCCCAGCCGGAACCGCGACGCTTTCCCGAGGCGCGCGAGATACCTGCTGGCCTTGCCACCGGGAGCCTTGCAGCGGTGAATTTCGTCGGCCACCACCAGGTCCCATTTCTGTTTGAGCGCCCACTCCGCGAACGGCGTGCGCCAGGCGGAATCATAGTTGATGACCACCACCACCGGCACGCCCCGCGCTTTCGCGAGATTGATTTTTCGTTGAGCTTCGTCCCGCTTCGCCTTCACACTCGAAAACGTGTCATCGAGCGCCACTACCAGGAATGGGATCCCGGAGTGCATCTCAAACTGCGGCCGCCACACCTGCACCACGCGCAATGGGCAGAGGATCAAAATGACTTGAAAGCCTTCCTCGACGGAGAGGTACACCGTCATGGCCGATTTGCCCGTGCCCATGATGGCGGCGATCATCGCGCCCCGCTTGCCGCGACGGTAGAGTTGCTGGACGAATGCCACCGCCTCGCGCTGGTGCCGCCAGGGAGTGGTGCGGAGTTTGTTCATTTACGCCCCCCGTTCGGCACAAAGCCAGCCGCGATGAATCTACGGCGCAACCTAAGGATTCGGTCGTGAACAGTGGAGCGAGGAAGGCCCAGCATCCGACCGGCATCCGCGGGCGAATGTTCCAGCAGCAGCAGAATCAACTGACGGTCGTGGCATTCGAACGCCGCTATGGTTCGCTCGACGTCGGTGTAGAACTGCTGTACGTCCACGCCGGAATCAACCGGCCGCGGACCCGCGGCAGTCAGCGACACGCGCTCAGGGGATCGCCGGGCGGCACGCACCAATGAGGCCATTCGGCTGGCGATGACTCGCTCGATAAAGGTCCGGAGCGATGCCCGCGCCGGATCGAATTGGGGGAGGGCGCGCCAGCACGCGGTGAGTCC